ATCGATCCTTGGTGCTCAAGAACTTTGGGTGTTCAACTCGAAGTATAAGATCCTTTCTGTGTTCATGGCAAAGGATCGAGCAGGATTTGGTGTCAATCGTCAGGCAATCACTAACTATGACGAGAAAACATCTAAGTCAATGCGTATCGGTCGAAAGACAGACGAGCAGATCAAGAAGGTCACTGCTGGTGGCAAGATCATCCTGCGTAAACTTGCAGCAGAAATGGATCTGCCTATCACAGCACGACTCAACGAGGCGACAGTCCTCCTGAAGGCAGTGAAGGGTTAATCCCTTCACTTTTCTATGATCATAAATAAATTTGTAGTCATAGAAAAAGAAAGAATCATATGACAGAAAATCTTATCAGATTCCCAACACAATCAGAAGAATCCTTTCCATCAACGCATGAAGAAGCAATGGATAGGTTGATAGAAGTAAGAACAGAATACTGTGACTCAGTCGCAGAAGACGCCTTCGATGTTGTGATGCAGGTGCTCTCTTCCTATAACATGTATCCTAGAAATAATGATGAAGCACAGATAAAAGATATAGTATTTCTAGAAGAAGCAATCAAGTCGGTTGTTTACCGTTACAAAAGATTACCACACAATTTCCATGACATTACTGAAAGTATTATTTCTATTACACCTGAAGCGCAAAAAGAAATAGACAAAAACAAACAAAAAGAAAAAGCAACGGTTGATTAATTAAACAAGAGTCTATATATTAATAATATAGATTAACTTTGGAAACGTTTTAAAATGATTATCGTGGACTTTAACCAAGTAATGATATCCAATCTCATGGCACAGATTGGCAACCATACAAACATTCCTTTAGACGAAGGGCTGTTCAGACACATGGTCATCAATTCTATTCGAACCTACAAGCAAAAGTTCGGACAAGAATATGGTGATATCGTCATTGCATGTGATGACCGTAACTATTGGCGTAAACAAGTATACCCCTACTACAAAGCAAACCGCAAGAAGGCACGAGACAAGTCAGAGCTTGATTGGACAATGATCTTTGAGTCATTCAACAACATTCGCTCTGAGATCAAGGAGTTCTTTCCTTACCGTGTCATTCAGGTAGAGACTGCAGAAGCAGATGATATCATTGCAACACTAGTCAAGAACCATGCAGATCAGAAAGTCATGATCTTGTCTGGTGACAAGGATTTTGTGCAGTTGCAGAAGTATCCTAACGTAAAGCAGTATGATCCTGTTCGTAAGAAATCAATCTCACATGACAATCCGTCTTACTATTTGTTCGAGCATATTATGAAGGGTGATTCTGGTGACGGCATCCCAAACATATTGTCAGACGATGATGTCTTTGTTGTCGAGGATAAGCGTCAGAAACCGTTGACTCAGAAAAAGATCGATGCTGCCTGGATCTCGAAAGAATACTTAGTCACAAGAAATTTCCTTCGCAACCAACAGATTGTTGATCTTGACTGCATTCCGTCACACATTAGCGAAGCGATCTTAAATAAATATAACGAAGAAGCAGGTAAGGACCGTTCTAAGTTGTTTAACTATTTTATAAAATACAAATTGAAACATATGATGGAAAACGTGGGTGATTTCTAATGGCAAAAATGGCAATGTCTGAAATACTTAAGCGCTGTGCTGAATTTAAGAAAAAAGAAGAACGTGTATATGCTCTCCAGCAAAACTGCAATGAGCAAACAAAGAAAGTCCTTCAGTTGATGTTCCACCCGGACGTAAAATTCAATCTTCCTGAAGGCAAACCTCCTTTTAACTATTCCCAATTTAATGAAAATAACATGATTTTTTCTGAAGTAAGGCGCCTCTATATCTTTATGGATGGTGCTCCTGGGACTGAAGGTATGAACCAAGTCAAGAGAGAAAGATTATTTATTGAGATTCTACAGGCAGTTGCACCTGAAGATGCAGACCTTCTTATTGCAATGAAGGATAAGACAAGCCCATATCCTGGGTTGACTAAAGATGTTGTTGTTGCAGCGTTTCCGGAGATGTTTCCTACATGACTAAAGTTACAAAATATCACAAGTTTGATGTTAAGAGTAAAAAGAAATCTTTTAATAATTTCTATGTGGATGAAGAAAATGTGACTATTAAAGATATTAAACGAGATCAAAATCACAAGCGATATCGAAATTATGAGAATGCGCTCAAGACTAAAAATGTAAATGCCTTAATGGAATACGAGGAAATCTAAAATGTCTGACGAAGTTTGGTTCGCTATTCTTTACACAAGTTTAGTTGCAGCAATCAGTTTTTTCTACAACTGGGTTGGATATCGTGAAGGTATCCATGACACAATCGAAGCACTACGTGAACACGAACCAAAAGCAATAGATCGTGCAATTATGAAATTAAGAGGAAGCAACGAGTGATATCGTTAGACTATTATTCAAGAGAATATGATAATTTCCTAACAAGTGATTTCTGTGATTCTTTAGTAAATAAATTCAATTATGTCCTAGATAATAACTTTGAAGAAGTAAGGAAAAACTCTGGATGTAAAGGTCATTGTGCTTCTTGCACATGCAATAGGATTGATATAAATTTTCATCCCGAATTTGAAGAAGAAGTGTCATTTATATATAAGAGATTACAAGATCAATTGAATGTGTATAAGCTAGACACAGGAATTCGACCAGAACAGATACCTCAATCAAATGCATATGAGTCAATTCGCATAAAAAAATATGCCCCTAATGTCGGTCAACATGCAACACATGTAGATGTTGAAAGTAAAGCTTCCTCACACAGAATTCTATCATTTAGTATAAACTTAAATGATGACTTTGAAGGTGGCGATTTATCTTTTAATTTAACAGGAAAAAAAGTTAAAGCAAAGAAAGGTAAACTTTTTATATTTCCTCCTCTATGGCCTTGGCTTCATGCGGGAGAAACTTGCTTAAACAATGACAAATATTTTCTCGGAACATACCTGATATATAAGGAATAGAAATGACTAATCAACAGCAACTTTGGGATAAGCCTTTGACACCTATGCTTGATGAATATTTTAGCCCAAAGCATGATAAGCCAACAATGCTCGACCTTGTAGAACAAGAGATGCAATCAATGGGTCTTAATGCAAAGAATCCTAATGACATTAAAAAATATTGGGAAACGAAGGGCATTACTACACATGCCTAACTACACATTCTACAATAGGAAACTAAAAAAAGAAGTTATCGTTACTATGCCTATTGCAGATTTAGATAACTTCATCGTAATTAACCCTCACCTCGAACAAGTAGTAACCGCACCTGCAATTGCAGACCCTGCCCGTTTAGGTCTTAGAAAACCTGATGCGGGCTTTCGTGATGTTCTAAAGAGAGTGAAGAAAGCAAGCGCAAAGAGGAACACTATTAATACCTGGTAATGCACATAACAAGGATATTAAATGGAAAGAATCTCACGCTCAGAAAAAAGACAACAAAAACAAAAGAAGCGCAATGAGGATCAACAACACCAGCAAAAGAAACAAGCAGCATTTATCCTAAAAGACATTGAACCAATCACTAAAAACCAAGAATTAGTTTTCAGGGACTTCAGTAATGGAAAAAACCTACTTATCCACGGACTACCAGGCACAGGTAAATCATACATCTCTCTCTTTCTCGCACTTTCAGAAATTGAAAATTTTAAATCGTATCGCAACATCACTATTATCAGATCAGTCGTCCCATCTCGAGACATGGGATTCTTACCAGGATCGATTAAGGAAAAATCGAAGATTTATGAGCTCCCATATCAAGCGATCTGCGCCGAGCTCTACGGTCGTGGAGATGCCTATGAAGTCCTTAAGAACAAAGGATTGATTGACTTTCAAACATCTTCTTTCCTTCGGGGGTTGACAATTGATAACAGTATTGTTATTGTTGATGAGTGTCAGAATATGACCTTTCAAGAATTATCAACCATCATCACAAGAACAGGCAACAACTCAAGGATTATTTTCTGTGGTGACTACAGACAAACAGATCTAAAGTATAGTGACGAGAAGTCAGGCATCTTTACTTTTATGGAAATCTTAAATAACATGACAAAGTATTTCTCATGTGTTGAGTTTCATATTGAAGATATTGTTAGATCAGGACTTGTTAAAGATTTTATTATTAAGAAAACATTACTTGAAAATAGACAACATGAAAAAGTGAATATACCTTATGGATCTCATGGCGGTTATAAACCAACCCAAGCAGTTCACGCACCTATCTAATGGATTCATCTTTGAACAGCTAGAACAGATCAACTCAGACACCGGAAGGACATACAAAACCCCTTCCGGTGTTATCTATCCATCGATCACTACAGTCGTCGGTGATGAGTCAAAAGCATCCATTGCTGCTTGGCGAGATCGTGTTGGTCATGAAGAAGCAACCCGTATCTCAACCAAAGCAACAAGTCGTGGCACTCGTATTCATACAATGTGTGAACTTTATGTAGACAATATTCCCCTAGTTAAAAAAGTATATTCATATTTAGATCTTGAGATGTTCAATCAGATCAAGAAAATACTTGATGAGAATGTTGATAACATTCATATGCAAGAGGAACGTCTGTATTCTGATTACTTAGAGATTGCAGGAACAGTTGACTTAGTTGCAGAATATGATGGTGTCCTATCAATCATTGACTTCAAGACATCGACTAAGATAAAGGATGTTGCATATATCAAAGGATACTTGATGCAAGCATCTGCTTATGCAATCATGTATGAGGAAAGAACAGGAATACCTGTCAATCAAACAGTTATTATCATCGGTGTTGATGATGAACCCATTCCTCAAGTGTTTATTCAGAAACGTGATGCCTATGTCCCACAACTATTAGAAACAAGAAAACGCTATAAAGAGAAGTATGAAATATGATTTTACAGGATGATGCTAAACAATATATGATGAATTGGTTACGAGAATATATCAACGAAAATTGTATCGTAAGAGTTAACCTTGCAAAAGAAAAACCTTTCCCCGGAAGAAGAAAGGGTGAAGAATATGGTTCTCAGTATTATATGAGGCGTGGGCTATTCAATGCAAAATTTTTAAACTACGTTGGAATACTTTTTTGGGATATGTTCTATGAAGAATATACAAAAGAACCTTTTCAGATATCAGGATTAGAAACAGGTTCTACGCCACTCATTGTTGGATTAACTATGTCTGCAAGAGCATTTGATTTGGATGTAAATTCTTTTAGTATCAGAAAAGAAAAGAAAACATATGGGTTACTAAATAGAATGGAAGGTATTATTGATCCAAATTTTCCTGTGTTGCTTGTTGATGATCTTTGCAATTCAAAAGAAACGATGTGGCGTGCAAAAAAATATTGTGAAGAAGAAAACCTAAAAATTTATAATAAAGGATTTGTTATTTTAAATAAAATTCATAGAGAAGAATGGAATGATACTAATCCTGAACTACATAGTAAAGATAAGTATTTGGGTCGAGATATAGAAATAAAAAATTTATTCTATGCAGATGATTTTGATAGTAGTTTTAAAAGATATCAAATAAACAAGTATTTGAAACAAAAACAAGTTGACATTTAAGAACAAATGTTGTATAAATAATATGCTGATGTTGATGACATCTAGTAGAATAGACACTGAGGACCCGGAGGGCAGTACTTCGGCGCCTCCACCATAGATACACGGACTGCAGACAGGTGACAAGTAAGTTCGTTAGAACTGAGGGTTGGGATTCCTGTAGTAGGACAAACAACTACTC